ATATGATTGATTTATTTGTTGTTAGGTTTGTTGTTGTTTATCTCGCCTAACAATTCACAGAGGAACGCCAAGCGAGTGCTTGTTTTCCCCTGCTGGAATCTACCCAAGGATGGCTTTCGCCTCAGTCCAGAATACCGTTTGTTTGAGAGATCGGTGACTCTCCAGTCTGGGTGCGACTGAATCCCTAACGGCTCACGCCTTCGGATTTCCCTTTTCGATTGAAAAAAGTAATAGGTAAAAAATTCCTGTCAAATATTTTTTTCATAAAAATGAAAAGGGAGAGTGTGCAACTTTCTACACACTCTCCCTTCAGCTCAGTTGGATTAGGGCTATACGCTTGCAAGATTGCGGCCAGATGGCGAGAATCGCGCCAGCTTTGCCGCCAGTCCCTCAGTCACATTCATCCGCCGTTGCTGAGATTCTGAAACGCGAGGAGTCGAGTCTACACGCGAGGCTCCTTTGAGCTTTCCGATGTAGTCATTTTTCTCCTTAACCATTTCTTGAAGTGCTTTCACTTGGGCTTGTAGCTTCTTGTATGCCCTGCCCTGATTGATAAGTCGGTTCATTTCATCGACTGATGCTTCCTCGCTCGATTGCTGGGTGGCAATAAGTGCAATGGCGTCATCCTTAGAAGTGTCGTATTTGATTCCCTTTTCTTTCATGTAGGCCGCGATGTCATCAGAGATGCTGGACTCTTTCTCAATCTCTGCTGCTTGCTGTTTGTAGCTATCGTGCCATGTATTGATGAACTTGGTTCGTGCTTCCTGTTCCTTGCGCTTTGCGGCGTTTTGGATTTCAGTCTTTGTCTGCTGGTAATTGATGAGCGCATCAGCGTGTCGTTCCGTTGCATCAAGGTAGTCTTTGATATAGTCGGCGAACCTTACTTGCTTGAAGGTTCCCAAGCTATTTGTGATTTCCTCGAAAGCCTCATCGCGCTCGCGGATGGATGCCTGCCTGTCTTCTTCGTTCGTGTGATGGAAGATCGCCCCGTTTGCCGCGATTGCCCTCTGGAACAGTGATTGGAGTGTGCTGTCGTTTCCGACAATCTCCCGCGCCGAATTGTAGCTTTGCTTGATTGGCTCAAAGTATTGCTTCTGGAAATCGGGATTGCTGGTCAGATCATGGAAGTCCAGCTTGCTACGGAGGTCTGTAATTTCCTTTGATAAGTTTGCCTCTAATTGAGCTTTTTCCTCGTTCGCTTTATTAAGCTGGGCTTGGTAGTGGTTAGCCTCTGCTGTGGTAGAGGAGTTCTGAACCAACGCCTCAAGCTCCGCGATCTTCTGCGTATACTTCGGAACCTCGTCTTTCTTGAACTTCTCCAACTCTTCTTTGAGTCGGCGATTTTCCTCGATCTGTTTCTGCACGAATCCAGACTTCTTGATGTTCATGTCTTTCTTCGGCTCGTTATCGTTAACGATAACTTCAGATTCCTCCGCAGGTTCATCTTCCATTTGACGCATTCCAAGCATTGGGTCTCCAACATTCGTGCCGCTAGGCTTCCCATCGTCGGCTTGTTGCTTGCTGAACTTGGCAAGGAAATCCTTCGTATTCCCTTTGATGGGAACCGCAGGCTTGCTTGTTAGGTCTTTGATGATTTCTGCTGTGTCGTTAGTATCGCTCATAGGTCTTGTAGGTCTGGATCAGATGTTACTTGTTCTTCAACTTGGATGGTTGGTTTTTTGGTTTTCTTGAATTGGGTAGGTGTATCCTCCCCGATTGTATTTATCCTGTTGAAGATGTCCCTTGCCGTATCAATGCCGCTTGATGGTTGCGCGGTCATTAGTAGATAGGTTTGTAGAGCAGCCCAATCCTCGTGATTGGCTATGCTGGCGCAGAGGCTTTTGATTTTATCGGTTTTCATTGTTCAGTTTGAGGTTGAGTTTTTGGTTTCTGTTCTTCTATTTCAGTTTCTTCCATCTCAACTTCTTCTCCAGGAGTCTCGATCTCTTCTTCCTCGGTTTCCTCTTCTTCTTCCATCTCTGGAGCTTCGGGAGCCTGTTGAATAGGCTGGGCTTTTGCCATTGTCTTTTGAATCTCGGCGCGAGCCTTGGCTTTCTGTAGCGCGAGTTGGGTAATGCCCTGCTGTTTGCGTTGCTCGGTGCGCTGGGCGTGGCTGACAGATGCCTTGCCGATAGAAATGTCTGCGAGCTTCTGCTTGGTGTCGATCTCGATACCAGACTTCGCTGCGAGGTATTGGAGCTTGATGTCTTCTTCGGACATTCCTTTGCCTTGAGCCTGCTGTTCGCTCTGTAGCATTTCTTGGTAAACGGAATTGATCTCGTCGCCCATCTTTCCAGCTTGACCCATACCTTCCATGAACTGCTTGAGGAAGTCTTCTTTGGATTGGTCTTTGGCAATGAACTCCACATGGGCCATGATGTGACCGCCCTTGAACTGGATGGATCGGACAACCTTGGCAAGTTCGTTTACATCCGCCGCGCCAGCCTGTATCGCTTCCATGTTTGTCTGGATCTGCATCATCATGTCTTGGAAGTGGCCAGTAGCATGTTCGATGTGCGGATCGGTTGGCAATACCGGGAAGTTCGCTGGATTGACGAATACATCCGTCATGCCTGCGTTCTCGAAACCAATGATACGGGCAGTATCATCAATCTTGCTCATCTTCGTATTGCGATACCTGGCTACATTGTCCCTGCCAGCCAAGGCTGCGATGGCATCTTTTACAGCATTCTCTTGGCCTTCGTTGGCTGGCGTGATGCTAGTAAGCGATACAAGCTTCTCCGCTGTGATGAGCTTGAAGCTAGGGCTTCCTGCTCCGTTGATGAGGTTGCTTCTAACGCTTGTAATGTTTTTCCATGCGGCAGCTTCTTTAGGAGTTCCAAGTTCTTCAAGAACTTCATAGAATTTTTTGACATATTCGTATCCCTCATCATCGCGGGAGGAAGATACAAATCGGCGGTATAGTTCCTTGAAGTATAGAGTTTCGCACTCGTTGAATCGCCTGATCTGTGTTCCAGAAAGTTTTGCTGATTCCGCTGCATCGAGTTCCGCTTCGCCTTTGGTGCGCTGGACTCCACCCGATGTAGGCGCATTGATGCGATACTGGCCGAGTCCACGATAGAGATCGCCCATATAGAACTGCATGAACTGCATTCCCTCCGCGACTGGCATCTGGAATCTGTTCTGTGTGAACTTAGCTCCGTCTGGCATCACGCTGATCGGAAGCCATTCCATCTGCTTTAGCATCTTGGTTGAGTCTGGAGAGCCGCCATCCAATAGAAGCATGGAGTTCAAACGAACGGCATCAACAAGCCCGTTCATTGTGAAGTCATATTGTCTACACGCTACGAACGCCGCCTCTGCTTGGGACTTGATGTCATGGAATAATCCACTGCCAACTGAGTCGGTGAGCATATAGATGATTTCGTCCCACTTGTCGAAAAGCCCGACATTAAGTTGGAGAAAACCATGCTGATCGCGGACAACCGCTTCGCTGACCTTTTCGTTGCTTTTGACGAATTGGTTGATGTGCTGACTGATCGGTTGGTAATCTTGGAGTATGACCGCTTTGCTGATCTTTCCGTTGAACTCCCTCCAGTAGATTTCGTATAGGTCGATCTTTTGGTTGACCGAGAGCGACCAGTTGAATCCGCTTTCTGAGATCGTTCGGAAGAAGTCTTCCCGCGTTTTGTTGTGTTCTGAGAATGCTCTATGGAATCTGATGGCGTCGATGACAGCATCAACATTCCACCCAAGGTCTTCGGCGGCTGATCGGTTCTCGATTACTTTGTAGAGTTGATATGGCGTGAGTCGAACTCGCCGCACAAACTCTTCCAGATTAGAGAAGTCAACTTTGATGTCGTCAGGAAACAAAAGGTCAGAAAGCGGTATATGCTCTGGCATCCAGCCGAGAGGGCTGTGCCACATTCCGATGCCTTTTCCATAGAGCAACATGCTTTCAAGGTCTTGCTCTTTGTTGTAAAGATACCCGGACCATTCGCGGATAGCTTGGTCAAATGATTGCGTGATGTTTTCAGAGTGGACGAGTCTTTCTTTTTCATTTCCAAATTTTGTTTCAATAGCAGCACAGGCTTGGCGCTCAGTAATTACATCGTAGTAGGAACTTTTTTGGTTGTTTACAATGAACTCCATCTGCCCCCAGTTCACATCTGCCTGCCAAGGCAACTTCTTCTCTGCCAACTTACTATATCCAGTGGGCGGGAACCTCTTGTAGCTTTTGTAAATTCGAATGCGTTTATTCTCGCGTCCTATATTTGACAATGAAAGATTATTTGCGATGTTCCACGCATGATTCGCTGAAGAGATTCTTGTTTTTGGAACCTCGCCATCAGGCCCGAGGGTTGCTAGTGAAAAGTTATCTGACCCGACTGAAATAGGCATAGTGTTTTATCGTTAACGATAGAGTTATTTGTTAAAAAGGTTGTTTAACGCTTGTCTGCGTTGACGACAACTAGAGCATCCTTTTGCTTTCTTTTCAAGAGTTGTTCCTGCTATTTTGTCAACGACTCTTGCCACGCCATGAATGGCTTGCGCTACTCTATCTCCAGCACCTATCCAACATCTATCCGCTGGCTGACGCTCGCAAATCTGAATTTCAATGGCTTCTGCTATATCACTTGGTGGCGTCACACCATTTGATCTCATGTCTTTTAGAGTGTTCTCAATCAGGCGAGATAATGATTCACCATAGACGGTTGCAGGAAAATCAAGGTTGTTTCTGGTAATTACATATTTGTAAAACCATCCCCCTACAGGAGCGCGTCTAGGTTCTTTAAGTTTCATCTTGCCTTTCGCGTGAAGATGTATTTTTATCATCCACATGTCAAGAAAAATTGTTTCTCAAAATGGCATTCGGAAATACGGGATGGTCTTCCCGGAAAATATGAACCCGCTTGAGATCGAACTTTACTGCTACGCTTTAACCCGTGGTGACTACGGGAAAACAATGCGTGTGAAAAAGAACATGGAGCTTTCTGACTACAAACTTTTGTCACCATACGAACACTTCATCCAAGCTGTCCAGTATATGTGGCCGACTGATGTTGTGATTAAGAATCGCGGTTATACCAACACCCAGCTTCTCAGGACTCTTGATGAGTTGTGCAACAATGACGATGTGTGTCTCGCAGGCGCAGCCTCGATGGGCAAGTCGTTTCCTGTGGGTCTATGGATTTATTTGGATTGGTGCGCTGCTCCACATTGCACATCATCTTGGGTGGCTACGACAACCTTGGGTGCGTCCGAGGATCGTATCTGGGGTATCATTTCTAAACTCTGGAAGTGTGCCTCTAATAAGATCGGAAACCTTGTTGATTACCGGCACATGATTGTATGGGGTGGAGCGTCTGGAGATGATGAAAAGGATTACCGCAATGCTATCAAGGCTATTGCCTTCCCTCCAGGATCTGAAGGTCAGAAGGCGATTGATACAACCCGTGGTCGTAAGAACGATAGGATTCGCGTAGCCTTGGACGAGTTGCCAGAAATGGAGATGGGCGCGATTAACATCAGGCAGAACCTTTCCTCTAATGATGACAAGGTTTTCATTGGTATCGGAAACCCGTCCGCTGGAGATAATCCACATACCCGATGGGCTATGCCTAAAGGTCATACTAGCTTCGATGCGGTGAGTGCTGATATGGAGAAATGGGAAACTGAAACAGGCGTATGCTTGTTCTACAATGGAATGAAGTCTCCTAACTTCCAAGCTCCTCCTAATGAGCCATCACCATTCCCGTTCCTTATGGATCGCAAGAAGCAGGCGGACATCTTGAAGATGTCTTACGGAGACGAGAACTCTGTGGACTATGTTCGTAATGCTATTGGTTGGTGGCCAAAGTCAGGATTTGCCCAAACGATATTGACCGCCGATGTCATTAGGAATGCCGATACCTACAATGAGCCTATCTGGGACTACAATGATATTGTGAAGATTGCTGGATTCGATACTGCCTTCACCGCTGGCGGCGACCGATGCGTTCTGACAATCTGCAAGCTAGGATATGTCCGTGGAACTTCACAGAAGGTCATGTATCTAATGAATCAAGAGGTGATCCAGATCGCAGCCGGATCATCTTCCGAGTTCGATGTTCAAGTTGCAGCGAAGGTAGTTGAACTATGCCGTAAGTATGAAGTGAAACCTAGTAAGTTTGGTATGGATGTTAGCGGTGATGGTGGCCGCATCGGACAGGCTATCATGCGTGAGTGGATGCGGTATGATAAAGATGGAGCTTCTATTTCCCTTATCTCTTCTATGGGCCGCCCGACTGATCGTATCGCCGCCGATGTCGATAAGCGGCCTTGCAATGAAGTCTATGATCGTCTTATATCCGAGTATTGGTATAGCGCGTTCCATGGATTCAAGGCTCGCGTGATCTTTGGAGTAGAGACATCTGGTGAATTAGGCAGAGAACTCTGTCTTCGTAGGTATCGCACAAAGAACAAGAAAATCTCTGTCGAAACAAAAGATGATTACAAGGGCAGAACTGGATTCTCGCCCGACTTGGCTGACTCGTTTCTCTACGCACTAGAGATGTCTCGCCGAAATGGTCTTGCTTTTATCGGTAACGATAAACCTGTTCCTACGGATCGGTTCTGGGCTAGGCGCGAGGTAGAGGTTCAACAAATGTCCGATGACGAATACTATATGTCGGATGATGATGGGGAGGATTGAGTAGCTTCGCGGCGTTCGTCAAATCATAGCGGCCTGAATGATCTTCTTCTTGAGAGTAGTCTCAGAGTTATTGATATTCGTCGTGCTGGCTGGATCGCTCGGCAGATTGTCCGTTTTCGCCTTGATCGCGCTGATGTCTGCATTTGCTGGCGCGGTGTAACCGCTAGAAGCCAGCCGCGTGCTCGTGGCGACATCTATTCGCCCAAGCTCCGTTGTCAGCTCTGTGCGGACGGCGTTTGCCACGCTCGATGCGCTTGGAGCTGCGGGGATCGCGGCGATAGCGGCTTGGATGCTGGATTCATCCGCTGGGTCGCTGGGCAGGTTGTCTGTCTTGGTTTTGATTGCAGTGATCGCGGCGTTGTCTGGGGCCGTGTATGAGGCTGAGGCCAGCCTGCTGGACACCGTGGCGTCGATCCTTCCGAGTTCCGTCGTCAACTCACTCCGAACTGCCGTGGCATTCGCAGCAGCGGTGGGTGGAGTCGTATAGGAGGCAGCGGCCAATCTCGTGCCGACTGCGACATCGAGTTTTGTGCTGTTGGTGTCGATCTCCGTTCTGATCGCTGAGACGGTCGGGGGCGTTGTGTAGCTAGCAGCCGCCAGTCGAGTGCTGGTAGCTACATCCGCGTTGTCCAATTTTGCCGCACGCGTGGTTGTGTATCCCTGCGCGGTCATTCCTGTTTGGACCGCTGCGGGGACTTGGCTGATGTCTCCAGTAATCACTGGAGATGCGGTTGACACCACTGATGTATAAACTTTCCCGGCAAACAGCGTGATTGATCCGCCGCCGGTGGTCGATGACACCAGAGGTGAGACATTGTCGTCACGGTAGAGTCGCAGCCCGCCCGTGAACTCCACCCCCGTCGCGCTTAGATTGTCAAGTTTGAGGTTCAGGATCGAGGTTACTACGCGGAAGTTACCCGCATCCTCGGCGACGATCCCGCCAATCCAGTTGCGAATGCCGTCAGCGGTCGTCGTCGTTGCAACGAACCACGCATAGAGTCGGTCTACTGAGGTCTGGCCGTTGGGGTCGGAGATATCCACCTGGACACTAGGATAGTCGGGTGCGAACTCGGTGACCGTGGAGCCGTCTAGGCCGGTGGTGTTGTACACCGTGTCGTCCTGCTGCGTGACCAGTGCCGACCAACCAGTAGAGCCGACCACGACCTGCGTGGAGAACGGGAGCTTCGCGGTCGCGCCGCTCTGCCATGTGGCGGTGATCGTCAGCGTATTCCCCGTGGTGTAGCCAGTGCCTTCGTTGTAGGTGGCCGTGTAGCTTGTGCCAGCGACGATCTGGTTGACGACCTCGGTAGCCGTGGTGTTGTTGTAGATTCTGAGTCTTGATCCAGCAGTCAGCCCGGTGACGCTGACCGTCTTTGGCGGTGCAATCGTTCCGTTCGCGTCAGTGCGTGTGCCGACAAATGTCGCGCCGTTGGCGAGCGTGATCAGACCCGTCGTGGTCATGTCACCAGTGAAGGCACTGGCCTTGATCGTGATGGTGTTGCCGGCGAGCGCGAATGCTGATGCCGCCGTGGCGTCGATCACCACG